CGAACCCGAACCGCTGCCCTTGCCTTCGCCCTCGCCTTCACCTTCGCCGTCGTCGCCCTTCTTTTCTTCTTCTTCCCAGCGACGCATGATCTTTTCGGTCAGTTCATACGTGTCCTTGGTGGTCTTCGATTCAGCAATGTCGTCGGCGTAATGCAGGATCGCACCACCGAGTTTGCCCATCGACTCCCACTTGCCGTCCATGAACTTCTGATAGCGCGGATCACCGGACGCTGCACGAATCGCGGGCATCGCAAGCAACGCCATACGATCAGTGCCAGAGGTCTTCTTGAACTCGGGCTCCAGGATTTCGTCAATGGCGAATTCGTGGTTCTTGTTGAAGTTGGCTGCGGAGCCGACGAAGTTCTCGCGCATGTTCCGCTCGGTGCGAACGTCTTCAACGACCGTCTGCATCGCGCGGTGCATACCCTTCTTGGCATACTGCGGGGTCATGCGGCGACGATGCGTCTCGGCGTGATCCGTATACAGCAGCGTGGACACTTCGCGATCCAGGAAGCCATGCACTGCGACCAGCAGTTCTTCGGACGGGTTGTCCACGAGCGAAGGCAGATACACACGGACGGGAGCGCCCTGCGAATCGTACTCCACACCCAGTTTCAGACCCTCTTGGATCACTTGGATGCTGCGGCCCGACAGGATGCGCGTGACACGAGCCACGACCTCCGAAATCTCCGCAATGTTTTTCAATGCCTTGTTTGTCACGTTTTTCCTTGTGCGCTTTGTGTCAGCGCGTTGTAATGATAGCGTGAGTGTTTACGCCAGTATATGAAACTGGCGCGATTGTTAACGGCAATGCGTGTCCACAATGCGGAGAGCCCAGCTGTGAGTGGAGCGCCAGGGGTCACGATCATCAATTGACGCGATTCGATCCGTGTATGCAATATACGATGGCCATTCACGGTATGCTTGGTGCATTTGAGCGAAGCGTTCCCAGTAATAGTCTGCTCGCGCGTTCTTATCAGTAGCATAACGCTGCACTAACCGGTCACATAAGGTATCGAATTCACCCGATACGTAGATCGAGACCACTTCAAACGCATTGGTCCGGCGTGCGTACTCAGTGAATTGGGTAACACCGGTTGGCTCTACAACCATCACTGCCACGTTTGAATTGCGGAAAGCTTCCTTCAACGAACCCGCAGTGGAACCATAAAGGTTCCCCGCGAACTCGACCTTCTGTATCACCAGTCCGGCATCTTCGTGTGCCTTGACTTCATCGCGGGTCAGGAAGAAGTAATCCACACCGTGCTTTTCGCCTGAGCGCATGTCGCGCGTGGTGTATGACCCCCCGCTCGGCACGCCCAAACTGTTCAGCATCTTCTCCAGAGTGGTCTTGCCCGAGCATGTCGGGCCAACGAGTAGGATTAACTTGGGCATTAGAAGGACACCTCGCTCTTGTCTCGACGGAGACGGATGAATACAGGATGACGCAGTGAGCCGTCAGGCGTGATTTCTTGGTAGTTGATTTCAGCCAGACAACCGATGACCTCAAAGTCTTCCGGATCGGAGTAGCCCTGTTCAGCCTTTTGGAAGTCGCGCTGAATCATTTCCCAATACTTAACACGGTCGTCAGTCTTCAAGCCGGAACCAACTCGCACTTCAACGCCGTCACGGTCGACAATGAAACCACCCAACATGCCGATCATTTCACCTTCACCCTCGAAACCACCGATGATGCGCAGGTCTTCCGTCTCGCAGGCTTTGATCTTCTGCCAGTCCGACGTGCGCTTGGTCTGCCAAGTACCGTCACCCAGCTTGATGATTGCGCCTTCGTGACCGTCGATGCGGAACTGTTCGTACATCAGGTAGATTTCGGTGATGCTGGATGCCACGAAGGACTGCGAGCGGATGATATCCGTGAACGGGGTTTCTTTTTCGGCAATCTCAAACGCCTTTCGCAACAGTTCACGACGCTCACGGAACGGGTCGGTAACATAACCCTCAACAGTAAGGGCTTGCATTGGTACAATGTCAAACACATGGTAGAAGCCATTGTCAGTGGCAGTCGTGCTGCGATACGCCGACATGGTTTCAGCAAACGAGCCGCCCATCAGTTCGCCGTCAGTCACAACACCTTGCCAATCGATCTTGCCGTCAGTCAGCGACTTGTAAGCCTTGGCCAGATGCACCAGGTTCTTGTGCATCGGTGCTGCTGCTGGAATCGGATGACCCTTGCGGGTGACGATTTCAACTTCCCAGGTCGGGAAGACTTTGCCGATTGCGCGCATACCGTCGTGCTTGACCTCGACGTATGCCGGCAGTGACGCCTTGATCTTCTTCTCCGAGAACTTCGCAGCCAGCTGGACATTGAACACCGGGATGAAACCCGAGAATGCCTTGTTGACTGTAGATTCCGACGTGCCCCGTGCCAGAGACTTGTCGATGATCTTGGCTAAGACGATTGCGGAGTGTACGTTCAGTTCGGCAGCAAGCGCGATCAGACGGTCAGACTTCTTGGATGCAGCCTCAGTGGACACTGAGAACCCGTCCAGCATGTCCCAGATTTCCTGGGTATCAATGTCCCAACCATCTTCGCCCATCTTTGCTTCGGCGATCATCTTGCGCTCAAGCGCCGGTGTCATCTTCACGCCGAATCGAATGTACGGGTTGTATGCGTACCACAATGCACGCTTCCAGTACGTGGGGATTTCTTTGTCCCCTTCTTCAATAACCTCTACGCGCTCCGCAATGTTGCGGCAGGTCGCGAGCAGGTTGATCTTTTGGGTGATTTCATTGGCTTTCATTCAGTTTTTTCTCCAGTACCCTTTGCATGATGCTCGCTTCTCCGTCACCCATCAGTTCGATCTTGGGTTTGGGCTTCTGCGGCTTTTTGAATTTGGTGTTGTCAGGACCTTCCTGCTTTTGCAGTTCGACTTCGGCTGCCTTTTGCTTGTCGAAGATCGGACGACCCTGCTTGTCGAACACAGTCGGAACGAACTTGCCACGCGGTGCAACTTCCTTGCTGCGACGACCAAAGAGAATTGCAGGCTCGGCTTCATCTGCAAGGCGCTTGCGCTCGCGGGTCACGTCTTGATAGTCCACGAAGAACAACGCGCGGTCTGCCTTGAGTTCAGCCTTGCGCATTGCAAGGGCAGGGCAAGTGCGAGCGCGGATTGCAGCGTGACATTCAGGGCGCAGGTCTTCGTTCTTACCAGCAAACGCCTGGTCCATTACAGTCAGGCATGACGCGTAAGAGAAACGACCCTGCATGATGTTGCAACCGTGAAACACGGTGTTGACCCCACGACGTGATGCCTCATGAGGGTACTCCTCTTGGATCAATTTCAGGCTGATGGCATCGAGCTTGATGCCTGCCTTTTCAATTAGTTCCAGCTGGTCCATTGTTGTGTCCGTTGTGTACGTGTGAAGAATATACGCAGGGATCATCCGGTAAGACGATTCTCCAACAGCATGGCTTGCATGTCGGACTTGACTTCTTGGGCGTTGCGAATGGCATCCATGATCTGGTCGACCGTAGCATCACCGGGATCTTTCGCGCCCTTTACGATGGCGATCTTGACGCGCAAACCATATCGACGGACCTTCTTACACGCTGCGATGGCTGCCTTGATTGCTGGCTTTTCATCGTCCCACATGAAGATCACTTCCTTTAGTCCACGCTCTTTAAGCTCCAGCAGCCTGGAGACCTGGTCATTGCCATTGGGGGATTCAGTAAAGGACATGCCGAAAGATGCTGCGGCTAGAATCTTGTCGTCCATACGTTTGGCTCTGAGAGCCCGATACACGCCGATGGCATCGAATGCGCCTTCTGCGACGATCACGGTATCCATACTGGTCTTCCAGTTCTGGATGTTATACAACTGGGTACCGGTACCACTGAACATAGGTGGGAACAAGTACCTGCGATCCGAAGTGCCAGTAGTATCACGGCCCTGGAACGATACGATCCCACCATGCACGTCATAAACCGGGATGATGATTCGCTTGGAATAATTTTGCTTTATATCGGCACCGGTTGGATCCTTGACCTCGAACCAGCCTGACTCGGAATAACCCAAGTCAAAGTGTTCGGCGATTTCCGCAGTCACACCACGGTCAACCAGATACTTTGGCATCGGAGACATTTCCCATGCGGCTACACAGTCAGGTAGATTCAACGGACCCGGATCGAACTTTTTGACGGCTTGCTTGGGCTTCCAACCCTGCTCGCCAGCACAGTCCTCGATCTTGCGATGCAGGTCACGACCGGTGAGGTCATACACTTCCCGCAAGAACTGCCATTTGTTGAAGCTGCCTTGCGAGCAAGAGCCCGCAAAGCAATTCCCCAAACCAGTATCGGCGTTGATATACACCTTGTACTTGTTATTGCCACAGAAGGGACAATGCCGCAGGTTCAACTGACGACCGTTGTGACCCCAAGATTCCTTGTAGTCCAAACCCTCGTCTTGAATCACCCACTCAACATCCAGTTCTTCTAAGGCTTCTTGGCTCATTAGTCTTCTACCTTGTTAACCTTTGCAATGTAACGGGCGCTGGCAATATCAGCGTCAACGTGGATGGTACATGCACCTTGGTTACGAGACGCCGCAAAATACAATCGTGCGGTCTTTGCGGTCTTATCTTCTTCGTCGCGGTTCAGTGAAATCATCAGGTCGACCGTACGCACCTTGTTAATGTCATCCGAGACATGTTCCATGTCACCCGTTGCTGCCTTGAAACCTGCTCGGTTGGTCTGCGTTGCGGTCAACAGGGCGCAATCGTATTCGTGCGCGACACCACGCAGCGACACATACACGACACGCGAATTTTCACGTGGCTCGTTGGAGATACGATCCGGGACCATCAGGTCGGCGTAGTCAACAATCACCAGATCAAACTTGATACCGGCTGCTGCATAACGTGCCAGCAAACGACGCAGCTGGTTTGGCGTGAACGTACCGGAAGCGTAGTCATGCACCTTAAGATGACCAGCACGGGCACCAGAAATGATCGCCTCGTCATGCACCTGCTTCATCTTGACCGACAGGTCGTTGATCTTAACGCCAGTCAGCGACGCGTCCATACGATCTTGGATGATTCGACGCGACACTTCCAGCGACACATACAGGACGTTGTAACCAGCCAGTGCAGCCTTGACACCGAAAGTAACCAACGCCATCGACTTACCCGACTTTGCAGGACCCATCAGCAGGGATAATTCCTGACGGCCCCAGCCCTTGTGATACATAACGTCATCCATCAACTGGAAGCCGGTCGTAATACCGTTGGGTTTAATCAAACCCGCCTCGATTGCTTCGCGGTGTTTCAGTCGATTCTCAGTTTCTTTCCAGAAGTCTACCTGTTCTTCGTCGTCCTTCTGACCAACAAGCTGCGCCTTCTGGATCAGTTCTTCTACGCCTTCGTAGTCACCCTTCTCGACTTTCTCGGCTGCGGTCATGATGGCGTTTTCAAGCGCTTGCTTACGGGCGAACTTCGTAACCTTGTCTGCAACAAACTCCAGGTCGGTCAGTTCTTCCGCGAAAGCATCTTTGACGACCTGGATGATTTCAGGCTTCAGTTCAGCCTTCAGGCGCTTCTTATCAAAGGCATCCTTGAGCAGCAGATTCATAGAGGCTCGGGATGGTGGACCCTTGTGAACCTCAAAGTAATCAGCCGCAAGCTTTGCCAGCGAAGCATGAACCTCCGTCGTGAAGTATTCCGGCTGTACCAGACCTTCACAACGGTTCAAGAAATGAGAATCCCGGAACAAGTAAGCCAGAATCTGAGTCTGGAACTCCTCGCCGAAATCTTCATAGGTCTTAGTCATTTTGTTCCTCTTTCATTTTCTCCCAGACAACAGCCGGGATGATGATTTCTACCACACGGCGATTGATCGTAACCAGTTCGTCGTACATACGTAGGTAATAAGCCTGTGAATCATAGCCTGCAAACTCGCCGACCAGGTCTTGACCGTCGATAAACACGGCTACGTCTTTGCCCAGATAACCTTCAAGTACGGGCTCTGTCTTTTCTTCCATACGCACCTCCATAAGTTGAAAGTATTATAGATTGGGATGACTTGGTTCTAAGATGAACCCTTCCCGTTTTGCTTCGCGGAGTCGTGAGTTGGTGAACTCGGACTTGTTCGCTTCTTCTTCTAACCACTTTTCCATTTCAGGACGGAACCATAAGTCCGGGTTGTTTGCGATTTCTTCCGACTTGGGTAACGGGAAGCGCGCCTTCTTTTCTTCGGTCCAATCCAGAATCGCCTGGTCGATCACAAACTTGTTGGTCATTTGGTTTGCATAAGGCATGACTTGTTTACCACCACTGGCTTTCACCGTAGCGTAGAGTTTGTAATTGGCACGGAAGTTGCGGATGGAGGCTCGAATATACACGTCATAGGTACACCCAATGGCGTCTGCGTGCATACGGGCTTTCCAGAAGGCTCGAATCGTGCGAAGCGGCATATTGCGCAGATCATAACGTTCTGCCATGCGCTTGTAGTTCGCAGCCTGCTTCGTGCCTACTTCACGTTCAATGACCCTTTCGGCAATGATGTGATAGCGGTGAACGAAGTACATAGTGGCAACAGCTGGATGCCACATCTTGTAATCCCAGAACTTGTGATCCAACAGGTCAACGTCTTCTTTGATGACCTTGGGATCGATGTTTGTGAGGGTGAACTTGTCAGCGTTTACCACTGACATTTCCCGACCCTTGAAGTAATCATTGACCATGCGCATACCCTGTGTTTGTTTACAAGAGTATACGCATGGTCAGGGTTGGTTTTTCTTAGTTGCGGTATGCCATCAGGATTTCTTTCACGATACCGGAACGAACAATATCGTCTTCGGTGAATTCATGGACATACACATACTTCTTCCGCATATGTTCGGTATCCAGACGATCAACCGCATCTTGCAGACCGGACTGACCCGTAATGTCCTTCTGCGACAGATCGCCAATGATGACGACCTTAGCGTCTTCACCCAAGCGAGTCAGGAACAGCTTCATCTGGCCCGGTGTGGTGTTCTGCGCTTCGTCCAGAATCACGAATGCTTCCTTGAAGGTCAGACCACGAATGAATTCCAGCGGGGCAATCTCAATCACGCCAGTCTTAATCAGGTATTCCGTCTTGCTTGCACCCCAGACTTCATCAAAGACCGCACGGAACGGAGCAAAGTACGGCGCGAACTTCTCATGGATATCACCAGGCAAGAAACCAATACCACCATCAGAGGCTTCAACAGCCGGACGGGTCACGATGATCTTGGAAATCTCCTTGTTGTCCAGCATGTCGCACGCCATACGGGTGCAAATATAAGTCTTGCCGGTGCCTGCGGGACCGAGACCAAAGGTCAACTGCTTGGAATCAATGGCGCACATGTACTGGCCCTGCGCTTCATTGATAGGTGCCAGAGGCTTTACTGGCTTCCGCTTACGCTGGTACTGATATTCATCCTGCGCCTGGGTGTTTAACTCCTGCATTTTGTTGGCGCGATTGCGATCCTGCTTACTACGCTGCGGCTTGGTGGTGTTGCGGCCTTTTGCCATGTGGTAGATCCTCTAATGAAAAAGCCCTGACGGGGTATGTTCGTAGCATACCATCAGGGCTTTTTATTTGATACCTAGTTCTACCTAGATTTTACTTCATGTTAGGTCACAATCTCGGACGGCTCACGCGCGTACCACTTGCCACCTACGACCGCAATATCCGTGATCGGGATATATTCGATGTTCACCGACTTGGTCATCGTGTCGATATGGATCAACGCGAAGCCCGTATGCCAGTTTTCACCTTCACAATATGACGCGGAACGTTTATGCCCTGCGCCCAGCTGGTGCCATGTGTACGCACCCTGATGTAGGTTGAACATCGGCCAAACCTGATGACGGTGGTGATGACCATTCACACCCGGCATACCCATGTTACGAGCGTGTGGGAAGTGATGGATCAGTACGTTGTCGTGGTAGACCCGGTAGTTGTTCTCCAGTTCCTTGTCGTGTTCTTTGGCGCTGTACGCTTTCAGGTCTGCCTTGGCGACGTAGTTGATTTCAAACTTCCGCAGACCGAACAGATCACCAATGGTCATGCCATGCAGATCGCCCAGGATGCTACGAGTTGCAGGGCTGAAATCAGCAAGATGCTTAACCAGTCGGCAGTTGCCTGTGAAGTTAATCTTACCGTTGAGGCGAGTAATCAGCGTGCCGTCATTGGTCTGAATCGAAATCACCGTACCCAGGCCCAGTTCTCTGACCTTGATCGGGTTACCACGCCAGCGTTCCATTACGCCCGTCTCGTTGAAGATCAGGGTGTACTGGCCCATCGGGAGCTTCTTGACCGTACACGGCACATTGCGCATCACAAAGAACATTTGCCAAGCGTCTGCGGTTTCATGACCATGACCGTTGAAGTAGTTCGTCCGGTCTGACATGAAGCCCAACGTGCTGGCCCAGGTCAGTTCTGAGGCAATCACGATACCGTATTCAAGCGTCAGGCGTTCAAGCCAATCAGGCGTCTTAGCCCAACGACCCTCGATCTTCTCCACACCTGTGATGATTTCCAGGTAGTGCTCCAGCTTGGGGCCGGACAGATCAATCGACTGGTTCTTGATTTCCCATTTCAGGTCGAGCGAACTGGCAACGGACTTGACGCGGCGCTGAATACGCTTGGGCACCTTGTTGAAGTGCATGTACGGCGTACCGTGATCGTCACGAATGACCGACGCGGTGGTCGACAGCCAGACCATCAGTCGCACGATACCGTAATCCATCTTGAGGTCTTGATCGTCGGCGCGCTTGTCAATCGCCTGGATCATGTTGCTACCCACCAAGGCTTTGCGGTCAATCAGTTCGTCTACCGTCTCTAAGCCCCAGGTCGTCACCAGATTATGATTGCCTGTAACCTTTTCGTGCTTGAACAGGGACTCCAGTTCAAGGATTTCACGGCTGTGCTGGCGAGCAATAGCGATTGCGGGGTAATAATGCAGATTAGCTGGTCGACCCTTATCGCTGTGACTGCCGAAACTGGCAACCTGCGGACGATCATGAGCCTCAAAGTGCTGGTAGTCCTCGTACAGATCCTTTGCGGTGATCCAGCCACGATCTGTGAGGACCTCGGTGTCTTCCGTGATGCACTCGTGGTTGCCCTCGATCAGGTCAATCTGAGCATCCGGTACGTTGTTACGCAGCGGCTCCAGGATGTTGTCGTGGGTGAACTTGATGCGACCGACGGCATCCCATTCACGCGGGTCCACGTTGTAGCGACCGAACTCTGGCAGATCGAACACGTCACCACCCAGGACTACATTCTCGGGGTTCACACGCTTTGCGGTATCCAGGAACACACGCAGGAAGAACGGGTCGATTTCCTTATCGTGCAGATCGGTAGCGACCAGCATGGTCTTGTAACGGCTGTCATCCGTACGGAGATAGTCTTCGCCGTAGGTATTACGCTCTGCGATCAGGTCATCGCGTCGTGAAACGGTCGCAATCTTGGCGACAGCGTTCAGCACCTTGGTGTCGGCACGGGTTGGAGCGGCTCCAGCTGCGCGTTTTAATTCGGCAAACGAACCGAACTGATGCTCTACCTGGGAGGTCGAAACCGCTGCGCCCTTTCGGAACTGCTCACGGGTTAAGACCTTGCCGGGGCCTAGCAGCGACTGTAACCGGTTGAACTCGGCAATAATGTAGTCTTTGGATGGAATGGTCATTAGGATCCTTTAACGCCTTGTTTGGTTAATTCATCAATCAGCGCGTCATCCTTGGTGGCACAACGGTGATAGATTGCTTGATGGTCTTTGCGGTTCTGCTGCACGTCTTCCTTCGAGCCAGACGCTGCATCAGGCAAGTCACTCGGACATTTTACGAGGTACGCTTTAGGGATTACTAAGGTCTGAACGCTTGTTGCCTTTGTTAAATAACCGCAACTCGCTGTCGCCAAACAGATCATTAGGGCAAGTGCCAATCGGAACATAAACTAACTCCTCTTTACCGGGTACGGTTACCAGCTTGGTCTTTTCGACCACCCGGGGTTCTTGTGGGTTCTTCGCATAGTATTCGGCGACTTCGTTCTTTGCCGCTGCTACTGCTGCGTCCAGTTCAGCTTGCGTCTTGGTGTATTCACCGTAGCGCTTCCCTGCGTCTGTAGCGTTGTCCGCGCGTTGCTGCTGTGCTTGCGCTACTTCTTTATATGCGTCGCGCTTACACGCGCTTGCAGCGTCATGCCGGCCAGTGCAATACGACAAGGTCAGCATTAGAGCCAGTACGCCCGTGTAGGCTAAGACTTTAATAGCCTTAGCTTTCAGGGCGACTGGATTCAGGTCTTTCAGGGATTGAAGGGCATTTTGCATACATCCACTCCTGGGTAGCCAGCGGCTAAGTACGTTTGGGTGTGACGCAACATGATACGGACGGGGTAATCGCGGTTCTCTTTGATCGCCCACTTGGCTCGACCAGAGTAATTCTCGACGTGGCCCCACCAACGATCAGGGTTCATACCTGCTTTGATGGTCAACTGGCGATCACGATTCAACCAACCCAGTCCGCCATTGTACGCCGAAAGCATCATAGCGTACCTAGAACAATCCGGGATTGTACCGCCACGGATCGGCTTAATGGCATTGTATAACTCACGGTCATACAAAAACAATGCCTTGACCGACCAAGTTGGCGAGTACATTGGGAGTTCATTCAGGTCTTTGTAGCGCCGATGGACGTCAGCAGCAGTACCGGGCATGAACTGACCGAGACCTTTGGCACCAACGTGTGATTTGGCATCGTTGTTCCAGGCTGATTCCTGGTGAAACTGAGCAGCAAAGAGTGCCACGTTTGCTTCGGGGCCCCAATACTGTCGAGCGTTGGCGATGACGATGGCTTTGTACTGGTATGACTTCGCGGGTAATGTCTGCCCATACGCAAAAGCCTGACCCCCAAGGATCAGGCTTGCGCTGAGTACCAGTTTTGCTAACCCTTTGGTCAGCATACCCATTAGGTTACTGCCATCATCCAGCAGACGCCCAGGAAGACCACACTGCGACGGACCATCGGGACCCAGCCTTCTTGCGGCTGCGACAGACCATTGAACATGGTTTCATCGGCGATGACCGTGACCAGCACAGCGACAGCCATTTTCATCAGACCGTACATCAGAGCGCCCGTAGCAACCGGACCGGAAGCGAACACGCCGAACAGGATAATAGCCAGAGCAGCCCACGGAGCGGTAGACAGCAGTGACTTCACCCACTTCTTGAGCTTAACCGATTCGCTTTCAGCACCACCGGGAACTTCAATCAGCGGATCACCAGAACGACGCGCGTGACGCGGAGACATTCGATGTTCAATCAGGTGCGGTTCAGTGAACCACGATTTGATCTTGGAGAACATTTAGTTAACCTCTTCAAAGACAAGGGTTTCCTGAGCCGGTCGTTCATCCGTCAGGCGTTCATAAGCCTGATAGGATTCAGTCAGCTCGTTCTGGAGCTGGGTGACCTGATGGGTCAGGGACATATTGAGGTTGATGACCTCGTTCAGAGCTTGGGCTGCGACCCGGATTTGATCGGTAACCAGCAGCTTCGCCAGATCGTCAAGACCGTCGGCATACTTCTCAGCGGCAGCTACCAGTAAGTTCACAGCGTTGGTGTTGTTAGACATGTTGGTTAAACCTTGTAAGCGTTAGAGTCAAAAGCATTATACTGGTGTTTACTCTCAGCAAACCCAGCCCGGGCCCAGATTAAGTAGATTTTTTACGTACCTTGTTTTTAAAGGTGCGCTTAACAAGTTTCTCGGGCTTGGGCGGTTTACCAATTACAATGGTTAAACCATCCGGGGCGTAAACCCCGGTAATCGCAGCCAGTGAAACCTCATTGATGATCGGATCGTTCTCTTGTCCTTTCATTTTCGGCCTCTAGGTGATTAAGGGTTATTCAGCCGGAACTTCTGGCGGAACAGGGGTCAGGCTCATTTCATAGATCGTACCAACGGACAGGGCGAAAGCCGAAGCCGGGTCGTCAAAGTAACTGAACTGCATGGGGTCAGTACCGTCCACGCGAACGAAGGTCAGCTGGACCTTGCCCGGGTTGAAGGAGAATTCCTGACGGGATTCAAGACGAAGTTGCATGGGCACCTCATAAGGTTTAGGGGTTGACATTGATACTACCTTTCTTTCGGCCGACAATCAACTTGTCGGGCATCTGCGGAGGGGAGATTGATAGCGCTTATAATATACGCACACACAGGAGAAGTCCAATGAAAAGGATCATGCTCACCGCTGCGTTGATTGCCCTGGCAGGTAGCGCTGCCGCGATTGAACCGATGCACTCGGAGACTTCCAATCCGGGTGAATCGCTGGATGCTTTCTCGCACCGTATCGCAAAGCGCGCAGTGGATGAATCGCTGCGAGTGTCTGGCGAAATCTGCGGAGAGTTCCGTCGCGAAGGTGAAGTCTATGCAATCACCTTCTACACGATCCGTCATCAGACCCAATGCTCCTACTTGAAGCAATCGGGCCTGAACTACACGGGTTTGACCTATCACACCCATATCTTCATCGGTCTTGCGAACCCGCATCTGGAGTCCCAGAAGCGCTCTGCACCGCGTTTCAGCGCTGCGGACTACGCACACCCGGGTTACATGACGACGGGCAATGTAGTGGTCTTCCAGGACGGTACGATGGGTTCGCAGCGCAGGGTTCCCCGTCAGTAATCCGTAAGATCAACAACCAGATGCAATCCGCGAGGCTGATTGTACGAGGTGTTGCCTGGATTGAAGCCCCAGTTGGTGAAATAGATTTGCTTGCCTTCCATTATCACCTGGTTGCCAGCTGTACGGTGTAAAGTACCGGTTCCATTGACGCGCCAAGTACCACTAGGAACGGGTGAACTTTGGCCTAGAGTGTTGATTACATGGCCTACGCCGTATTTGCGACCACCTTGGCCGTTGAAGGTCATACTGTTGCCATCCATTGTGCCAATTTGGCCTACAACTCGAAGTGGTTTCCACCAAGAACCATACGCCAAAGACCCATCTGCGCGTCGCACCTCAAAGCCATAATTGGCATTTGTTACATTAGGCTGAGGTACAAATGCGTACCACTGAAACGCTGTGCCAGCCGCAGTCGCTGAGGGACCTGCTACGCCATATACCCATGTGTTGTTAGACGTATCCAGTCGCGCGCCGCGAGTATAAATTAAACCCTCGCTATAAAAGACAATCAACGGAGGAAACCCGTGACTGTTTGGGACTGTAAATCCGGCAGATGGGCCACCAGTGGTACTGAACTGCGTCCAATTAGCGCCCAGCGTACCACCACCTTGATAGGCTAAGACAAAGTTTTGATACATGTCGGTGATCTGAATGTTACCGGTATCGTTATATACGATTAGACCTGCTGCCATGATTAGTAAATCCCGTAAAGAATAAAGGCTGAGTCCCCTGCGGACCAACTGATGGTAGTAGGACCCGACACCCAAGCTTGAGGCAAAAGTCTAAGACCATTTGATCCATCCGTTTTTGGGCCTTCGTGACTGATAACGGCTACAAAAGGAGTGCCGTTTGCCAAATTACCATCCACCAAACTACCTGCTGGGCTGTTGTCGCCTATAGAGAAGCTTCCCAACACCTGCGAAAGACGGGTATTGGTATCAACCATCAATCGACCTTGTTCATCCCAAATTTGCATACCTGCTGGCATAAATCCTCCTAAGTAAAAGGGCTCCCTAGGGAGCCCTTTGTTTTACCAAACGCCCATTCGGACTCGCAGTGTACCATTGCCATCATACACACGCCAGTTACCGTCTGAGTATTCCGTTCGCTGGTTTGAACCCGGCTTCACGATTCGGAACTGGTCAGCCAGCACAGTGAAGCTGCTAGTTTGACCTGTCGCCTGCAACGAAATGCCACCGATGTAACCGTTAGAATCAACCGTCACACCCCACTTCGAGGAAGCCTCGGCACCACCTTCGGACCAGACCGGTGGGCTTGTCGTACCCGCTGCGACCTCAGAAAGCATCGGACGGAAGATCCAAATGTACGGGTTCTCCTGACCAATACCGCGAACCAAGCCAATCACTCGGCAAAGGGTCGCATTGGCAGGTGCAACACCAATAGCAAACGGACGATTCAGAGTGTTCAGGTTCACCGGGCTAGTGCTTGGGCTATTGATTTCCGGAGCGCCGACTGTAGAAAGGACATTGCCGGCGTTGTCGTAGAACTCAATATACATAAACATTTTGCACCGATGGGTACTGGCGTAGTAGGACAAGCAATATGTCTTACCAGCCTGAACCGGCATCATGTACTCGGTACCGAAGTAGTCGCCGACATTATTGCCGAGATTGCCCCACTTCGCCGAACCAATGCCATAAACACCCGGCGGGTTCCAGTTGTTGTCGCCAGTCGGGTTACCCCACTCCTGCCAACCTTGACCGTTTGAGTACCAACCCCAAGTCGATTTGTTCCAGTTGTAGAAGGTGCTGTTTCGGATCATGTTGCCACCCAGACCCAGCGACTTCACTGTGGCTTCCATTGCCACAACAACCGATGCTTCTGCCTTGCCGTTGACACTTGCTGTCAGGTTCGTGATCGACGTGGCTTGCGCTGTGATGGCGTTACCCTGCTGAGTCACGGTGGACTGCAACGTGGAAATCGCACCAGCATTCGCAATGTCAGCCGTCACCTCTTCCAGCGTAACGTCATCGATCCAGATCGTACCAGCCGTGTTGTCCAGCACGATGGACAGACGCAGACCGGTCACGCTACCAGCCGGGACAGTGTAAGTACCTTCCAGATACGTCCAGTCAGTACGACCGGTTGCGAACCAGGTGTTACCCACAGTGTTCAGCAAAGCACCACCTTGG